CGAAAACGTTTAAGTCTCTCCGGAGTATTATGCCTAACACCACAATCGGCACGTTTTATAGTGACGGTCTGGGTAAGGTTATCCAACAGAGACTAAAAGCGGCGCGCTATGATATCACCAAATTACAAACTGTTCATGGTGATCTAGCACGTCTGGGTAGCCTCACGGGTGAACTCGTGACGGCAGACCAGAGCCTTGCCAGTGATAATATTACACTGGAATTAGTCAAGGCTATCGTCCCTGACCGGTGGTTCGAAGCATTGAACCTTGGTCGGATCGATAAAGTGGAGCTTCCTAGTGGCGCGTGCGTGGATACACTCACGTTTTGTACCATGGGGATAGGCTTCACTTTTCCGCTTCAAACGCTTATCTTCCTTTGTTTGCTGAAGGCTTTAGATCAGGTTTACACCTCGGGGCGCTCACTCGTGAGCGTCTATGGGGACGACATGATTTATAGTACTAATCTACATCCTTTTGTCCAGATGGCGTTTCGCAATCTGGGGTTAAAGATAAATGTAGATAAGACATATGCCGACGGTTGTTTTAGGGAGTCCTGCGGTAGTGACTACTATGCAGGCGTGGATGTGCGCCCGTTCCTTCCTAAGAACGAGCGCGGCTCTTTCGTAGATAAGAAGAACTACGAATTGATTCTCTACAACTATATCAACGGTTTGAAACGCCGTTGGTACGTTGAAGAGTGCCCGTTGACATTTGACTACCTTCTAACTGAGGCGTCCGAAGTGGCTCGCGGTTTACTGCGGGTTCCGATGGATTACCCCGATGAATCGGGTGTCAAATGTGACTCACCTCACGATACGCTAGGTATTGCGTATCGCCTATCACCGATCAAGTTTGGGAAGCACGGCCAAGTCTTCTTTAACTACCTCCGGTTTCAACCGGATTTAATTGAGGAGACTCGTCATGCCCCGTACCTCTGGCGGCAATTGGGAGCGTCACGTGGTGGCGATGAATTCATCCATCGTCCTCATGTTGGCTCTGTTTCTGGGGTTGCTGGCTCTTCTAGAATACTTCGATATATTGAAGGTACGACAGGAGTCAGTTCGTCAACAAGGGAGATCTTCACAGATGTCCCAGATCAACGTGCCACCTCCCCCCGCAAGAAGCGAGGTAAGAGGTTCCCAGGAGGTCGTTCCTGTATCCCCCGTCCAGGGGGCGCAGGAAGAGTTCTGAGGCAGACCGGCGTTACAGTACATTGGGCGCCGAAGTTCTGACGGGGTTCATC